TGAAGCGCGACCTGAACCGCGCCAACCAGCGCATCGGACTGTTCCTGCACCACGCATCGAAGAAGAAGGGCAAGCGATGACTGACCCAGGCGACGAACACGTGGAGCGAGTGCTCCCGGCCCCTGCGTCCGTGCCCGGAATCACGGGCGCAGGGGACATCCTTGCACGGCTGGAGGCCGATCTCGCCGCAGCACGGCGAAGCCTTGACGCAATCAGGCGCGAGATTGACCAGCGATGGGACGCCGTCCACGCCGTCCAGGCCGAGATCCGCGACATCCAGCTGGCCATCGGGCGCGCCGGCGGCGGGTTTGACACCGACTACTACCACCGTCGCCGGGAGCGGTCGCCGAACGTGACCATCCGGGACGGGTTCATGCACAACGTGGAGGATCTGCGATGACCCGAGTGAAGAGCCGTGCCAAGGGCGCACGGGCGGAACTTGACGCTGCGGCGATCATGTCCATCGTCACCACGTTGCAATGGCGACGATCTGCCCAGGCGTGCGGCAAGTGGGCCTCGGACATCTTCGCAGACAAGCCGATCGGCATCCACGTCGAGGTAAAGCACTACGCCGACGGCCTTACATGGTGGGTGAAGCGTGCACAACGCAACATCTTGAACCTCGGTGGGCACGGTTTGTACTACTCGCAGCTCCAGCATCTTCGGGTGAACGCTGACAGGCTCGAGCTGGCAACTCCAAGCCCGACGTGCAAAATGGTCGAGGAATGGATGGCGCAGGCCGTCCGGGACGCGGGCGACAACGTGCCCGTGGTCCTGTGCCGGCAGAACAATTCGCCCTGGCTGTTTGTCTGGCGCGTCGAGGACGATGATCGCCTTTGGGATGCGTTGCAGGAGCATCTGCGGTGAGGCGGTTCCGGTACTCGGGAGGGCTAGGCAAGCCTGTTCAGGCGATGCCCATCGCCGCGCCACGCTCGGGCCAATGGTGTCGCATCGCTCGAGCTCACAAAGCAGCACACCCGCAATGCGCTAACTGCGGCACGATTGTTGATCTTGAAACGGATCACATCATTCCGCGTCATTGTGGTGGGAGCGATTTGTGGACCAACTTGCAATCGCTGTGCAAGACGTGCCACGCAGCGAAGACCGCAGCCGAGGCTGGTAATCGCGCAGGGCAAAAGTTCAGCGGAATCTGAAATACCCCCCACTTGGGGCCGAGGCCCCGTTACGGCTTGGGCCACCGCACGGTTGGGACCTCGAAAACCGACACGTGCAACGGCATGGAACTGCGGCACTTATGGCAAAGCGATCCAGGCAACGCAAGCCACCAGACTGCGCCGCGCAGGCCGATGCATATGCACGGTCGGTATGCAGCGGGGACACGGTGGCAAACGTTCGCGTTCGAGACGCCTGTCGCCGCTACCTCGAGGAGCGTGCGTCGCCAGCGAAGGCGGGCGTTTGGTGGAACGAGGAGCTAGCCGAGCGCGCTCGGCAGTTCGCGTTGCGATGCGGCCAGGGCGCGGAGGCTGGAGCGGGGCAGCCGCTGGTGTGGATGCCGTGGCAATGCATGGTCGCGATGGTTCTGCTGGCCCGCCGGCGCATCGTGGACGGTCGCAAGAGTGACACGCCAGCCACCAAGAACCTCTTGCTTGCCGTCGGTCGCGGCAACGGCAAAACCGAGTTTGCCGCGAGCCTGATGATGGCGGCAATGGCCGACCCGACCACCCGGCTCGAGTTCGCGTCGGTCGCCCCGGACGGCCGGCTGGCGCAGAAGACCTTCGAGCGCATGGTGGTGATGAGCGAGACGCTGGGCGACAGCGAATGGCACGCGACCGGAGGCAGCACGCCAGCGCACCCAGGGCGCGTCAAGCACGGCGGCAACCGGTACACGAGCCTGCCATGCACCGACAAGGCGCTGGACGGTCTGACGGTCCGCATGGTCGTGAGCGACGAGACGGCCCGCATGGAAAAGGCGTTTGGGCGCCTGCTGACCGGGCTAGCCAAGTTCCCGAGCAGCCAGGCGCTGCACGCCACGACGCCCGATCCGGAGATGAAGACCCGGCCGATTTGGGGCTACTGGGACGCCCTGGAGCGGGCAATCGCCGACGGCAGCGAGTACCCGCCCGGCTGGTGGCCGATGCTGTACGGGCTGGACCAGGAGGACGTGGCATCCGATCCGGCGGCATGGCCCAAGGCCCACCCTGGGCTTGGGACGGTCATTGACCCGACGCAGCTCGAGATGGCCGCCCGGACGATGCTCGAGAGCGGCGATCCGGTGCAGATTGCCGAGTTCGAGACGCAGCTCGCCTGCCGCTACCACGAGCTCGCGACCACCGACGTGGACATCGGCGTGCTCGAGCGGCAGTCCGAGCCGTGCAATTGGACCAGGCTGCAAGGTGCCCCGGCGGTGATCGCCATCGACCTGTCCCGCGGCGGCTACGGGGCGCAGCTGGACCTCACGACGCTGTGCCTGATGGTCGTGGACGGCGCCAAGATCCGGGCCAGGAACGTGTCCTGGTGGGCCGGGCTTGACCCGGTCGCCGACGAGCGGACCTCCAAGCAGCCCATTTCCAAGTGGATCGAGCAGGGTGTCCTGCGCCGGATGCCTGGGGAATGGCACGACATGACGGTGGTCGAAGCCGAGCTCGAGTCGCTGTTGAGCCGGTACGACGTGCGGAAGATCGGCGTGGACCCGCACCCGGCACAGGCCCGCGACATCAAGCGGTGGGCCGACCGCGGCTGGCCGATCCTCCCGGTGGATCAGTCGATCCGGACGATGGCCCCGGCGTGGAAGCTGTGGGGCGACCTGTTGAAGTCGCGGCAGTTGGTGTACGAGCCCGACCCGGTGCTGATATCGGCGCTCCAGGCGGTAAGGCTGGTGAAGGACAACGTCGGGAACGTGCGCCCGGTGAAGGGCCGCAGCCACGGGAACACCGATGCCATCGTCGCCGGCAACATGGCGGCGCTGCTCATGGAGCACAACGGCGTCCGGGAGGCGACCGGGATCTCGGCGAGCGCTTGCCCGATCGGATAGTCGGGGATTCCAAAAATCGCTCTAGACAGATTTCGGCGCTTGCGTTCCATGCCACCGTGGGCCTCTTCTCACGGTTCTTCGGCTTCCGATCCGGCGTCGCGATCTACACGCGACCAGAGCCGATCGTCGCCGCGCCCGTGGACGCGCTGCCGGCTGTTGTCCGCGCCACCCAGCTGATTTCGGCCGACATCGCCCGCCTCGAGGTGCTGGTCTACGACAACGAGGGACAGGTCATCTCGGACCACCCGGTGTCGATGCTGCTCAACCGCGAGGCGTCGCGCTGGCAGTCCGGATACGAGTTCCGTCGCTACACGACCGCCGTGGCGCTGACGCACGGCAACGGGCTTGCCCTGATCCGGCGCTCGAGCGACGGCAGCGTCGCGGAACTCCAGCCCGTGCCGGCGGACGCGATGAGCGGCGAGATCACCGAGGACGGCGTCGTGTACCGCATCGGTCAGACGCGCCTCAACGGCGATCAGGTCGTGCACGTCGGCTGCTACCCGGACCACCTCAACCCCTGCTGGTTCCGGTCGCCGCTCGACGCCGCCCGCCACGCCATGCAGCTGGCGGCCGACGAGGACGGCGCCCACGCGGCGCTGGTGAAGACGGGCAGCATGGGGAAGATCGCCATCAGCCATCCCGGCGCGATGAGCGACCAGACGGTGCAGGCGATCCGCGACGCCTGGATGACCATGCACGCGACGGCGGACGGCGCAAGCCGCCCGCTGATCCTGCGCGAGGGGATGAAGGCCGAGAAGATCAGCCAAGAGACGAGCAGTTCGATGCTTGAGTCGCGGCGATTCTCGGTGCAGGAAATCGCCCGTGCGTTCGGCGTTCCGCCGGAAATGCTGTTCCAGCAGGGCGGCGGGGCGCTCACGTCGCAATCGGAAACCGCACGCGCCTACGCCGACGGCGCCATCGCGGCGTGGGCTTCCGCGTGGGAGTCGGAGCTCACGCGGAAGCTCTGCCGGCCAGGCGAGACGGTCAAGATTGACACCACGCCGATTGTTCGCGGCAACCTCCGCGACCAGGGCATGGCGTTCTCGAAGCTCGTGATGGCTGGCGTGATGAGCCCCAACGACGCCAGGCACTACCTCGGTTTGCCGCCCGTCGCCGGGCTGGACGAGCCGAAGGTGTCGATGCCAGGCGGCAACTCGGCCGCCGTCGGCGACAACCCGGACGCGGAGGGCGACGCCAATGCTTGAGATCCGCACCGCCGCGTTCGAGACGAAAGGCAACAAGCTCGCCGGCTACGCGTCGGTCTACGACGCCCCGAGCCACCCGATCACGGTGCGCGGCCTCAACGGCGGCAAGCCGTTCGTCGAGCGGGTCGCCCGCGGCGCGTTTGACCGCAGCCTGTCCTCCAACATCTCCCTCCTGGTCGGCCATGACCGGAGGGAGCTGCTCGCCAACACCCGCAGCGGGCTGCTGCAGCTCAACTCGGACAGCAAGGGGCTCGCCTTCGAGGTGGACCTTCCGGAGACGCAGAAGGCGCGTGACGTTCGCGCCCTGGTCGAGGCCGGAGTGCTGCGGGAGATGAGTTTCGGATTCTTTGTCCGTTCCGACGCATGGAACGGCTCGGAACGGACGCTCTCGGAGGTGGACCTCCGGGAGATTTCGATTGTCGAAAACGGCGCCTATCCGCAGACGAGCGCCGAAGCACGAACCTACTCGCCGGCTCTTGCCCGGCTGCGTCTGCGGCTACGGAGTCTCACATGAAGCAGGCCGAAATCATCGAGCGCCGCAAGGCCATCGAGAACGAAGTCAATTCCATCCTCGCCAACGACCAGATTTCCGTCGAGCAGGAAGCGCGGGCGAACGAGCTGATGGACGAGCTCAAGGACCTCAACCAGAAGCGGTCCGCCGCCGAGCTGCGCGAGAAGTTCGCCAGCCACGCCGTCACCGCCAAGGTCGTCGCCGAGAAGCGCGAGCAGGCCACCGAGTGGCGCTCGAGCCCCGAGTACCGCGAGCAGTTCCTGGGCTACCTCAAGGGCGGCCGGGCGCCGGAACAGCGCGAGCTCATCAGCACCGCCTCGAGCAGCATCCTGATCCCGAAGATCTACGAGGACGGGATCCTCAAGTACCTCGACGCCAACACCGTGGTCCGCAACCTCGCCGACCTCCGCACGGGCGTCCAGGGCTACCCGACCCTCCGCTACAACTCGCTGGCGACCGCCGACTACACCTCGGCGTGGACGCAGGCCGACACCGGCACCACCGCCCGCACGTCGATCGACCCGGCGTTCGTCGAGGTGCCGATCGCGCCCGTGCCGTGCATCCCGTACACCCAGGTCAGCCAGCAGCTGATCCGCCAGGCCAACTTCGACGTTGAGGCTGAGGTGATGGACTCCCTCCAGCGCCAGCTCGCCAAGAACCTCGAGTGGGGCTACGTCGGCGGCAGCGGCACGAACGCGCCGACGGGCATCTTCACCGTCAACGCCAACGTGAACATCGTGACGGCGACCTCGGCCGGCACCACGCGTCCCTTGGCCGTTGCCCAGGCGACGGTGGCGAAGCTGACCGAGATGCGCTACAGCAAGCTCCCGGCGGCATACTGGGGCTCGGCGGCGTGGATCCTGCCGCAGGACACCTACGCGACGATCGCCGGCATCGTGGTGAACAACGTGCCGATCTTCGTGCCGTCCGCTGACGCCGCGATGGTCGGCGCCGCGCCGTTCACGCTGATGGGCCTCCCGGTGTACGTGACCGAGTACGTCCCGGGGCACGTCGCAACCCCGAGCACGGGCAAGAACGTCGTGGCGGTGCTCGGCAACATCTCCGAGGGCTTCTCGGTGCGCGAGTGGGGCGGCGTCGGCATGATCCGCGACGAGATCACGGCGGCCAGCTCGGCCCGCGTGATCTTCCAGGGCATGGCGTTCGCCAACTCGGCCTTCACCCGCGTGAAGAGCCTCGTGCAGCTCCAGGTAACCAACGCCTGATAGTCCTCCTCTCGCATCGGTCGGGGCCGGCGGGATTCGTCCTGCCGGCCCCGGCTGCCCGGAGCAACGATGGCCCTCGACATTGCCAAGTTCCGAGGCTGGGCACGGATCACGCACCAGGAGGACGATCCGGCGATCGCCATCGCCTGGGCGGCCGCCGTGCGCGAGCTCGAGGAGCGGACCGGATGGTGCGTCGATCCAGTCACGCGGACGCAGTACGTGGGCGTCGAGCCCAACAACACCGAGAAGCTGGTGCGGCTCGAACGGCAGCCGGCGACGGCCGCCACGTGCGTCGATGACAACGCGGCGACCATCAGCCTGACGCTCGTGACGATCAACGGCATCCAGTACGCCAGCCTGGACGAGGACGATCTGACGTTCCCGCTGGTGCTGACGGTCACGGCTGGCACGAACACATTGAATCCGCTCCTTGAGATGGCGCTGCTTCAGCGCGTCACGCAGCACGTCGCAAGCCGCGGCGATGACACCGTCACGCTCCCCAGCGACTATTGGGACCGCATCTCGGCGATGATGGGGAAGGGGATCGGCTGATGGCCGGGCACGTTCCGAGCGGAATGCTGCGGATCCCGATGACGGTGCAGAACCCCGTCCGGACCGTGGACGCGTTCGGACAGGCATCCGAGGCGTGGGTGACCGTCGGCACGGTCTACGCGCACGTCGAGGTCGCCAACACCACCGAAACTATGGATGACCGCGGCCCGGCGATCCGGACCGATTGGCGCATCCTGTCCGGGTTCCATCCGTCGATCGGCAGCCGGTCGCGGCTCCTGTGGAACGACAACGGCAACACCCGCACGTTCAACGTGCGCGGCGCCTGGGACCGCGACCAACGCCGCCGGCGCATGGAAATCGACGCGACGGAGGTGGTGGAGTGAGCCTCTTTGGACCAAGCCGCGGCGCCGGCGCGTCCAACATCGTCCGGGTGACGGTGGATTCCGCCGAGGTGCGGCGGGTGCTGGCAACATTGCCGCCGAAGCTCAACGAGCGCGTGCGGAAAAAGGCAATTCGGGAGGCGTCAAAGCCGTTCATCGGCCGGCTGCGTTCCGCGTGGAAGTCCGCCCGCTACGACGGCAAGGGACTGCACCGGAAGGCAATCGCCGCCGCTACGCGCCTGGACGGGCCAAAGCGGGCGCAAAAGGGCTACGGCGCACTCACCTTTTCCATTGGCGTGGATTACGCAGCCAAGCGGGGCAAGGGACGCCAGCGCATCTGGCACCTGCTCGAGTCGGGCTTCCAGCACAAGGGCGCAAACCGCCGCATTCCAGGGTCGTTCATCAGCATGAAATGGGCGCGTGCGAACGCGCAGGCGCTCGGCAACGCGATCGCCGAAGCCATCCTGCGCCACGCTGCGGCCGTCGTGCCGGGGGTGCGTCGTGCCGCTTGAGAACGTCTCCAAAGCCGTCTACGACCTCCTTTCGACCACGCCGTACACCGTGTCTGTCGGGATGCGAAACGCCGGCACGGCGACGCCTTGCATGGTCTACGAGCTCACGTCGGCGACGCTCGATATGCAGATGCGCGGCGTCGTGACGGACACCAACCATTGGACCGTTTCGGTGGAAATCGCGGCGGTCGCCGACACCGTCGAGTCCTGCACGCAAATGGCGGATGCCGTGGTCGGCCTGTGGGATTCCGGCCCGATCAACGACGTGGCGCATTCCTGCAAGCTGGCGCTCGGCGACCTGTCGGTGGCGTTCAGCGCGGAGACGCCCGATGACGGCCAGCAGGACGCGGAGCGCATCGCAACCATCACCATGACCATCCTCGTAGCGGAGCTCTAACTATGGCACTCATCGCAGGGTACGGCGGAACCGTCACGCTCAACTTCAACGCCGCTGGCGCGACCACGTTCCCGATCAAGAACGTGAGCGTGCAGTTCGAGCGGTCCAGCATCGACATCACGCAGCTGTCCGACTTCCGAGAGAAGCGGGCGCCGGGCCGCGTCCGCCGCAGCGTGACGTTCGACATGATGGCGCAGGACAGCAGCACGGACAACGCGCTGCGGACGCACCTGTACCCGACCACGCTGGCAGACGCGGTCAACCGCTCGGTCGCGGTGGCGTTCACCGACCAGGGCTCGATCGCCTACTCGATCACCGGCCACATCGTGAGCGCCAGCCGGTCGGACGATGGCACCGGGCCAGGAATGTGGAACATCTCGGTGGAAGAGGCCTGATGCCGTTCGACCTGTCCAGCATCGCCGCCCGCAGCCGCACCGTCGAGGTGCCTGGCGTCGGCGCGGTCGTGGTCAGGGAGCCGACGCTCGGCGACTACCAGCGCAGCCGCACCGACCAGTATTGGTGGGGATCGAATCTGTCCATGCCGGACGGCACGCCGTTCGTGGAACGGAACGAGCAGCTGGCGACCATCCGCGGTGACATCGCGGCGTTGCTGCTCGAGGCGGTGAACGGGACGCGCCCTACGGAGCCGCCGACAGGCGGCTGTGGCGAATCGCAAGCCCGGAGCAACGGATGACCATGCCGCTGGCGATCGCCCGTACCGAGATGACCACCGAGGAACGGTGCGAGTTCCTGCTGGGCGTGATTGCCTGCGCCCTGACCGGGCAGAAGCCGGCGCAGCTGTTCCCCTGGGTGAAGCGCGGCATCTCCGAGTTTGTCGAGGAGGTCAGCCGTGGCTAAAGAGATGAAAGCAGTCATCCGCGCCGAGGTGGACCCGTCGGGCGTGGTGAAGGGCGTCGCCAAGGCAAATCAGGAGCTCAAGAAGCTGAACGAGTCGAGCGCCCGGACGGCAATGGCCTCGGGCATCTCGGCGGCCTTCAACGTCGGACAAGTGGCGTTCAACGCGATCCGGTCGGCGACCGCGGCGATGAACGACCGCGTGGACGAGCTGACGAAGATGGCGACCACGTGGGATCTGGACGCCGCCAACGCGCAGACGCAGGCGCTGATCGCGAAGTACCAGGACGAGCAGACGATCGCCAAGGCAGTCGCTCCAGGCGTCATCCAAGCCATCCAGGCGCAGTCGGCCGCGAGCAGGGCGGAAGCGCAGCGCATCGCGTCCGACCCAATGGTGTCTGCTGGCATTGCGGCAGCTGGTCAGGCAACCGCGAATGTTGGCGAGTTCAAAAATCAGATGCTTGATGCATACGCGATCCCGACGGCCGCCGTTCTCGGCGACGTGGTGACGCTGCTTCGGGACATCTCGAGCAAGCTTGGGAGGCCGTTCTAATGGGCACGTGGACCGTCATTGAGCGGCCGGAGACGCGCAACTACGCGCTCGCCATGCCTGGGCAGGAGCACACGCTGGATCTCCAGTACCAGGTGCGGTGGGAACCCGCCAGCGCAGGCGATGCATACCCCGGCGACCAGCAGATGTACCTCGCCTCCGGGCTGCCACGAGTCCGTCAGCGCCTTCCGTCAGGAATCTACGGTTCCCAGACATTCCTCAAGACGTTCGTTTGCCGCAGCGTAGAGGCGACGATGCAGCGCGAGCAGGCATACGTGTGGGAAGTGACGTGCCGGTTCGGCTCGTTCGAGACTACGTCGCTCACCGACGGCAAGTACGTCCAAGTGACGCGGGCAAGCGGCGTGCGCGGGGCGCAGATGTACCGCAGCGGCGTGACGTTCCCGGCAACCGGCAACGTGACGTGGCCGGGCAGCGTGGTGGACATTGGCGGCACCAAGGTGGACCTCAACGGCAATCCGCCGACCTACGAGGTGCCGCAAATGACGATCACGCTCGAGCTCCTTTGGGACCGCACGCGTGAGGCAACGCCCGAGCCGCCGACCGCCACCTACTCGAGCTACATCGGAAAGCGCAACAGCGCCGCGTTCCTCGGCTGCGACGCCGGAACGGTCGTGTACCAGGGTTTCACGATCAGCCCGAGCCACGAGTGGTATCGCATCCAGCACCAGTTCCTGTGGGACGCCTGGTTCCACCTCGAGCAAGTTCCGATCCCGAAGCCGACCGGACAGCCGCTGTGCACCAGCGGCGTAACCGTCGCTGGCGTCGTTGTGCTCCAGGCGGACAAGATCGGGTTCTTCCAGAAGTACCAATCCACCGACGATTTCTCGACCATGATCGGCGCCCTCAACATGGCAGAGATCACCTCGCCGCAGCCCGCCTACCCGTGAGCTGGAACCGTCCCATCTTCAACCAGGGCATCGCCGGCGCGAACCGCGCCGTGGTGAACAACTGGACAGCCGGTTCCGCCGTCGCCCTGGACAACCGGGACGCGATGCGCTGGGCCAGGCAGGAGATGGCGGCCGGGTCGGTTGTGACGATGGGCCTGTGCGAGATCCTGTCGGCGACGCTGATCACGGGCGCCGCGTACCGCTGGAAGTACACGACCCGTCTTTGGTTCCCGCCGCCGTTGACGGGTTCCGGCGTGACCGTCGGCACCGACCTGACGTTCAGCTACACCGATTGCATCAACCTCCGCGAGTACCACAACACCGCCACGCGAGTGGACGGCGTCGCCGTCAATGCCACGCCAACGGACCAGTTTGGCCCCGTTGGCGCGGTCTACTCGGGCGGTTCGTGGAATCTGTCCGAGCTGCTGGCGAAGGTGATCGTCTACGTCGCGATGGACACGGCCGGGAATGCGTTCCCGTTCATTGACCGCCCCAATCCTTACAGGTGCATCTAATGAATCTCACGCTTGCAACGCCAATCACGGGCATCGTGATGGTCCCAGGGGAAGTCGTGGAGATTGACTTCCACGTGCACGAGGTCGGCGGGTCCAATTTCCATTGGACCAGCGCCGCAGGCGGTCCCTACACGCCAAAGGCCAAGCTGAAACTTCCGGACAAGACAGTCACCGTTACCGGCACGGTTGTATCTGCTGCCGGCGGAACGGCGACGGTTACGTTTACGGCAGCGCAGACCGAAACCGTTTCAGGTCCCTCCTGGGCGGATCTTGTCCTGTACGCCGACCCGAACACGGGCTCGGAGAACCTTCACATCGCAACGATCCCGGTGCGCGTCACCGCGGAGGTGATCCCATGATGGGCTCGATGATGCGCCGGGCGATGCTCGGCGACGGCTCCACGCTCTCGCTCGACTTCACCACGGGCGTCCTCGACCCGCGCCTGACGTTCACCCGCAGCACGAGCGGCACGTACATCGGGTCGGACGGGCTGGTCAAGACAATGGCCGCTGCACCGACAAACGATCCGACCAAAGCGCGCTTCGACTACGACCCGACCGCCATCGGCACACCGCGAGGGCTGCTGATTGAGGGGAGTGCGGTGAACTATATGTTGGAATCGACGAGCCTTTCCGGCTACACGAATTCCAACATGGTCGCGGTTTCGTCCGGAAGCGAAAAGGATCCGGAGGGAAACGCAAACAGCGCCAAACAGATCTATGCGTCAGCCACATCCGGATACCACGGCTTCTATCGAAACGTGACGGCTGGTACAAACACGACCGTCACCATTTCCATCTGGGCGAAAGCGCGGGACTACACGTTTCTGTTCCTTTCGGATTTGGCAAGTGGCCGCGCCGCAGTTCGTTTCAATCTGCAAACTGGTGCCACCGACAACAACTTCGGAGCCGGATACGTCAGCGCAAAGGCAACCCCATACACCAACGGTTGGTGGCGATGCGAGATGACCGTATCGGTCACGGCGAGTACCGGGTACGGCTGGACGTTCGTCGGATTGCCCACTTCCGGTGCAACGCTGAGCGCATACGGAGCGCAGTACAACGGAACCGGGAACGCCGCTGATGGGATCTACTGTTATGGATTCCAGGTCGAGGGCGGATCCGCAGCTTCCTCTTACATTGCCACGAGCGGAAGCACCGCCTCCAGGGCAGCTGATTCCTGCGTGATGACCGGGACGAACTTCTCGTCGTGGTTCAATGCGACGGAAGGCACGTTTCTTGCCCACGCGAGACGAATTCGGACAAGCGACGTTGGACGCATTGCCTCCGCGAACGACAACACCGCAAGCGAATCGATCGACATTGGGGCAAGCACCACCGGGCAGTTCATCGTCACCGATGGCGGTTCCGCGCTTGCCACAATCACGCCTGGAACGGTCACCGCAAACACCGCGTTCAAGATCGCCGGGGCGTTCAAGTTCAACGACGTGCAGGCGGCGCTCGGCGGAACGCTTGGAACCGCCGATAGCAGCGTGACCATGCCGACCGTGAACCAATTGATGATCGGGCAGCCGGCAGGGGCCTCTCCCGTGTACTTGAACGGAACGGTGTCCATGCTCAAGTTCTGGCCGACGCGCCTCCCCAACGACCAACTCCAAGCCCTCACCACCTGACATGGACTACCTCCTGCGAACCACCACCGAGTCCGACATGGACGACGCGCTCATCGCCGCAGGGCTGGCGCGGGAAGTCGCCGACCCGGACGGCGAGGTCATGGTGCTGGCCGTCAGCGGCGTGACCATCGACCACATCGGGCCGATCCCGGCGCAAGTCGATCCGGAGGATCCGCAGGTGATCGTGCGTCCCGGCGACAGCCGCTGGCACACGAACGTCCGGGTCGCCGATGGCGTCGCCTACGACCCGGCGGATCTTCCCGAGGTCAATCCAGCTCCTGGGGTCCCTTACCGGGTGTTCTTCGATTGAAGCGCCTCGCCGCCATCCTCGTGCTCACCGGCTGCGCCTCGGCGACGGCGACCATCGCCAACGAGGCGAACGACGTTCGCGGCGCCGCCGTGCGGGCGCGCGCGCACCTCGAGGCCGCCCAGGGCGAGCTGAACGAGATCGAGCAGAGCGCCGCTCAGGTGCATTCCTCGGTCGCCTACGTGTCCGATGACGAAAGCCCCGTGTGGGGGGCCGTGAAGTTCATATCGGTAGCCGTGGTCGCCGGCTGTGTGGCGGCCGTCGTGTACAGACTGAAGAAATGAGCCTGACATGACCCAAGAGCAGATCCTGATCGTCGTGATGATCGTCAACGTCGTTGCCGCCTTTGGGGCTGGATGCAGCCTCGGGGCGACGTTCCGCACCAAGCACCCGAAGAAGGCCGCCAATGCTCGCAGAAAGTAACTTCGCCTCCACGCTGATCGTCATCCTCGCCGTGCTCGCCACCGGTGCCGTCCTCGGCTTCTGGTGGTGCCGGAAGAACGCGAAGTGAGTCAACGCCGATGCTGCTGCGGCGGTGGCGGTGACTGCTATTGCTTTTGCCTTGAGGTGACCGGCACCTACCTACAACGCGGCAAACTCTCATGCCAAGTAGTTGAATGCGAGCTTCCGACGGGCGACGAATTATGCCCGACGGTAAAGAGCTTTAGCGTCACCAACACTTGGACAACAAACTTCGGCCCGGCAACGGACGCGCAGCAGTTTGTGGTGTCTACGCCCTGGTCAGGAGGTCCGAACGATTGCCCTGACTGTTTCGGACAGGCGTGCGTGTACTCGTACACGCCGACGGAGACAGATTTCTCGCGAGACATCTGTTTCCGTCTCATCGGACCTTCGTGGCCGGTTCAGCAAAGCAGCTCAAGCGGCAACATCTCGGCGGCAATCGTTGCCTCGAACGTGCCGTGCCCAGGAACTGCATGGTGCGGATGTTGCGGAACTGGGCGTGCAGTCGTGGAGATTGCCTACGAGGGCAGGATTCCGTCCGTAATGATTGACGGAGAGTGCGGCGAGGTTGAGTACTACACAGACTCTGTTTTCGGGACCAGATATGCGTGGTCCACCGGCTTCGTGCTTCGATACTGTTGGCACTACGGTGGCTTGAACCCTGATCCGTGCACGTTGACGTTGGTCGAAATTCGCGCGACTTCCGGCGGCAACGACAACTCCGCTGGTTTGGATGCTGGCACGCAGGACGATTGCGATTGCCAAGCTGATGTTTCTCCGACTCCGCCAACAACGGGGAAAAGCGCTTGTGCGCCGTTTACGTCTGGCTTGGCCGCGCAGTTGTACGCGTGGGCTGGATCGCCGCCCCTTACGCTGATCTGCAGCAAGTGCTCTTGCGAATGAAAGCTCGCGTTCACATGAAACCGCGGGTTCATGATGCCAAAGTGCGCCTGGGCGACGCCGTCGCTGCCGGCACGACCGCCGTCGGCGTGAAGCCGTGCGGGTCGTGCTTGCGCCGCAAGGAGGCGTTGAACCGGGCGACGCCTGGCTGGCTGGCCCGGCTGCTTACCGCCGCGGCGCGGTTTCCCGAATGGCTCGAGAAACGCCGTGGTAAACGGCCGACTTGATCAGAAACCACAGGACAAACAGGCTGATCATGGACAAGAAGAGCGGTCCAAAGATCCAGAGAATCCAAAACAAGATGACAAGTTCTTTTCCGGATTGTGGCTGCATACTGGTACGATACGGGGATGGATGCGTCGGTACGCGCATCCCTCCGGCGCAGGGACGAAAGCCGCGGGGATTGGTGGTTGGTACGCCGCGACGAGTGGCCGCGCGGGGCGTGGGCTTTGTCGTGCGATCCCAACGCCGGCTGGGACTGGCGCTGCAAGGTGGGCTCCGGTAAGTCCTTTGCCGTGAGCAGGTTACGGGCAACTCGTGACCGGGCGCACCTTGAGAGATTTCGCACCCAAAAAATGCAGCAATTACGGGCGCTCGTCGATAAGATGCATCCATAGCGGTGCATCTTGAAGGTCGGTGGCTCTCTAGGTCCTATGTTCTCGTTTTACAGAACAGCCATAGCGGGGACCGGTTACTGACCATGCACCGCTGCTAGCGAGAGGCAGCAGATGCAGTACAGACAGCGGACGGGTTCCACCGTCCAGATTCGGATCGACGCGGAGCTTTACCGGAAGGCATCGGAAACCGCGGCGCGTGAGCACCGCACGGTCCGCGGGCAGCTCGAGAAGTGGATTCACGACGGCATGGCGCCGCGGAAGCTCGAGCGCCGGGAAGGCGGTGCCGCGTGACGGAAACCGCATTGGCACTTCGGGATCAGGGAACGCAGCTCGCGGCAATCACGCCGACGCAGCGCGTGATGGCGAACGTGGAGATGGTCAAGGCGCTGTCCGCCGTCGTGCGGAAGCAGTACCTCGTCAGGATCCAGAACAAGGACTACCTCTCGGTCGCCGGCTGCCAGGTGATCGGCTCGGGCTTGGGCTTCACCACCGGTACGACGGAACTGGTGTATGTCCCCGGCAACGGGCCCATCCCTGGCTGCTGGAGGGCGACGGTCGCCGTCTACGACACGGCAACGGGTCGGACGGTCGGCCAGGGCGTGGCAAGCGTTTTCGATGACGAGCGCCCCTGGAACACTCGGCCGCAGTTTGCGCGGCAGGGGATGGCGCAGACCCGCGCGACGGGCCGGGCGCTGAAGGGCGTGATGGGCTACGCGTTCGCGCTCGTCGGCGTCGAGCAGTCCTTCGCCGAGGAGATGCCCGAGGAAGCCACGGAGAGGCGTCAGGACGCGTCCGAGCCGGCGCGGAGGCTCTCGGCACCGTCGACCACGGAACGGGCGCTACAGGGCAAGGCGGTGGTTTCCCAGACGCACGTGGCGGTCGTGGCGACCGTGGACGAGAAGACCAGCAAGGCCGGGAAGCCGTACTGGCGGGTCGAGTGCGAGTTTGGCGACCGCACGGAGTGGTTTACCTCGTTCAAGCCGGTTGCTGCCGCGTGCGTCGGGCGCCGGATGACGCTGGTGATGGGCACCACCGCCAAGGGCGACCCGGTCATCAACGACATCTACGAGGCGGTCGATCCCGAGGAGGTGCCGTTCTAATGACCGACCAGGCACGGACGCCTCGACCGCTGACGGGCGACATCTTCCGCCTGGCGCCGGCGCTGACTTCAGACGAACTGCTCGTCCTGTTGGCGCTGGCCGACTACGGCGCTCGGATCTTCCCGTCGCAAGCTCAGCTCGCGCTGAAGACGCGACTGCACCGCTCGACCGTCAATCGGGCGGTGCAGTCGCTTCGCGAGAAGGGGATTGTCACCGCCAAGGGGCACGGCAAGGCGCTGACGTACAGCCTCCAGCTGTCGCTCCCAGCGACACCTACCTGTCGCTCCCAGCGACAGGTGCTGTCGCCCGCAGCGACAGGTGCTGTCGCTCCCAGCGACAGGGATCCTAACTACCAAACTAACTACCCAAACCAACCCAGCGCGGCTACCGCCGCAGCGGGGGTGGAGTCCCCTTGGGACGGAATCGACCCGGAGGACCAACGCCGGATCCGGCGGTGGGTGCCCCGAGGCGTCGAGGAGCTGATCGCCGCGCAGCGGCGGGTCACGCTCCGCAAACTTGCCGAGATCGGCGTCCGCGTCAGCGACCACGGTCGCTGGTGGTCGCACCTTGGCAGCCGGTGGGCGCAGAAGGGCGTCCCACCCTACGACCAGCTGCTCGTCGAGCTGGAGGAGATGGGCACGGGAGTCCGCGACCGGCTGGCCGTGCTCGCGTTCCGGCTTGGGCTCGGGAGGGTGGCGGCATGAGCGCACGACCGTCCGACCCGAACGAGCTGGCGACCTGTCGAACCGACCTCGGGCCGCTTACCCGCAAGCTGCTCGAGCAGCAGCAGGAGATCGAACGGCTCCGCGTGATTGTTCAAGGATGGGAACACTCGGCACGAAACGGGGAGCGCGACATGGAAACCCTCCGCGCCGAGCGCGACGCGGCGAGGCGGAGCGTCTGCGAGATGTGCGTTGAACTCGGAGGGGTGTTCCGCCGAGTCGGTGGCAAGACTGTCGAAGTCACGACTGCCGAGGAATGCGCGGAAATCATGCGTTGGGACTGCTTCAAGGAGTTGAAATCGTGATCGCGCAGCCACCGCCCGTCAACCCGTACATCACGATGCGGCATGGGGAACGCCCCGCCCGTGTTCAGGGCGAACCGCTGATTGAGCCGACCGCCGCGAACTTGGCAATCGCCGCGACCATCATGCTGCTTGCCGTGTGGCTTGCGGTGCGAACGATCGTCCGACAAGAGCAACGAGAACTCCATGAACGACACCGAACTCGTTAGGCGGCTGCGCGACACCCCCTCGCACATCCCCCAATGGTGCTACGCGGTTGTCGAGGAACTGAAGCGCGACCTGA